AGATAATGAAGACTTATCCACGCTTACCGGATTTGCCGAAGCTATCATTAAACAAGATGCTTTTGTGAAAGAACTAGACGAAAAGCTCAAAGAAGAGAAAAAGAAGCTGTTAAAGATGACGGACGAAGACTTACCCGCATTGATGACAGAAGCTAACTCTATGGAGTTTACTCTGCTAGACGGATCAAAAGTAACAATAAAGCCACAGTATGGAGCGTCTATTAAGGTAGATAACCGGCCTGCGGCTTATGAATGGCTAAGGGAGCATGGGCATGACGACATTATTAAAAACACCATATCTTGTCAGTTTGGACGCGGAGAGGACGATCTTGCATCTTCGTTCAAGGCGTTTGCCGAAAAAGAAGGCTACATTCCGAACCAAACCGAAAAGATCGAACCCATGTCACTACGGGCTTTTGTCAAAGAACGTGTTGAGAATGGGGAGGAGTTCCCAATGGAGTTATTTGGGGCGTATGTTGGTCAAAGAGCCGTCATTACTAAAGCGAAAGGAGCAAAGAATGGCTGAAGCAAGCAAAACCGTGGCTGAAAAGAAGGCCACAGAGGTTGTCGCATTTGATTTTGCGCAACTTCAAAAAGACGCGGGAAAGGGTAACGAGAACGTCGGTAAAGACGATCTTGCCCTACCGTTTATCAAAATACTGTCGGGGGTTGATCCAATGATGGATAAGCTCGATGGTAAAAAGGGTGACATATATAATAGTGTCACAGAAGCGCTATACAGCGGCAAGGAGGGCATTGTAGTCGTTCCGGTTGCGTATCAGCGTGAATTTCTACGATGGGCTCCCAGAGGCCAAGGTAGCGGCGCTCCTACGGTCTACAAGACACGAGCAGAGTGTCCTGACGTAAAACGGTCAGAGGATGACAATAAGGAGTATTGCACCGATGGCAGTGGGGATTACATTGAGGAAACGCATCAGCACTTTGTGTTGGTGATCGGTGCGGATGGTAAAGGCGAAACAGCGCTCATACCCATGAAGTCTACACAGCTTAAAAAGTCACGCAAATTTAACAGCATGATTATGGCGCAGTGTGACAAAGATGGGTTTGCACGGTTCGCGTACAAGTTCCGTATGAAAACCCTTGGTGAGTCCAATGACAAGGGCTCATGGCACGGTTGGGAAATGCAATTGGAGGGACCGCTTCTTGATGAGGACACTCAAAAGAAAGATCCCGCACAGTTTGCAAAAAACTTAGCGACATATGAACAGGCGAAAGCATTCTCAGAAAGTGTCCAGTCGGGCAACGTTGAAGTAAAACGTGAGAATGAAGAGGAAAAAGATAAGATACCGTTCTAATTATGTCATCAGTAGAAAAATTTGCCGCAATCTTTGACGGTCTGCAACTAGCCTACGGCACGTTCAAGATTGATAAGAAGCAATTAAATGGTAAGAGCACGGGACGTGCCGCGATAGTTCGCGAGCCACGGTCCACAGAGCTATGGGAAGGTCACATATCAGGCAAAGGCCGTGGTATCGGTATCATACCCATAAACGAAGAAAACAAATGCGTCTGGGGGTGTATTGATGTAGATCAATATCCCCTTGACCACAAGAAACTAATAGAACAAATACGTAAGCTAAAACTGCCTTTGGTTATTTGTCGCTCTAAATCAGGTGGAGCGCACTGCTTTCTGTTTGCTACAGAATGGATAGAAGCCAAGGATATGCAAGCAACGCTACAACAAATGTCTGCCGCGCTCGGATACGGCGGTAGTGAGATATTTCCAAAGCAAATAAAATTACACTTAGATCGTGATGATGTGGGTAACTTTCTAAACCTACCGTACTTTGATGCGGAAGAGGGCCTGCGGTATGCCATCAAGGACGACGGCACAAGCGCCACGCTTGATGAGTTTCTAGCGATGTACGAACAACACAAACAAACACCCGAACAGGTCGCTAGTCTACAGTCAGGCGAACAAAAGATACAAGAGCCCATGATGGACGGTCCGCCTTGTCTACAGATACTGGCCAGTAAAAAGATAGGTGAAGGCGGTAGAAACAACGGATTATTTAATCTTGGCGTATACCTACGCAAGGCCTACCCTGACAGTTGGGAAACAGAGATACTCACCTATAATATGCAGTATCTTGAGCCACCTCTGCCTCTTAGCGAGGTAAACATCGTGGCCAAACAGCTTGAGCGTAAGGAGTATGCGTACAAGTGTAGCGATGCCCCCATCAATGCTTATTGTAACAAAACCTTGTGTCTTACACGAAAGCACGGTGTAGGCGCGGCTGTACAGGGCGCGGTCATAGCAAACTTACGAAAGTATAACTCAATACCGCCCGTATGGTTTGTCGATGTAAACGGTGAGCCCTTGGAGATGGATACAGAAGCCTTGCTAAACCAAGCTATATTTCAAAGATCGTGCATGGAGCAACTTAATTTTATGCCGCGCTCTGTATCTCGAATAATATGGGAAAACCGTATTGGAGCCCTGATGCAAGAGATGAAAGAAAACGAAAGCGCCATCATCGATGTATCACAGGACGCTAGTGTTAGCGGACAGTTCTATGACCATTTAGAAGAGTTCTGTCAAAGTATGCAACAGGCGGACGATAAAGAAGAGATACTATTGAAGCGCCCATGGACCGATGAAGAGGGTAAAGCTACCTATTTTAGATTAAAAGACTTTGATGCACACTTGAAGCGCAACAAGTTCTTTGAATATAAAAGCCATAAGATAGCACAACGTTTACGGGACAAGGGTGGCGAAAGCTTACAGATATCTATAAAAGGACGCCCTGTGCGTGTATGGAAGATACCGTCGTTTGATGCGGTAGAAGTGGAGCTATCCGCTCCTGAGTTTGGTGGTAACGAAAGCAAAGAGGTATTTTAATGTTAAAAGCAGACGGATTTGATAAAGCATTTTTAGGCGTAGCATCGCGATTTAATATGGAGGATGTATTTGCCTATGACATGGATGAATGTATAGCTATACTATGTCGGCGTGATAATATGTCGTATGAGGACGCTATTGAGTTTTTTCATTATAATGTATTAGGAGCGTGGGTCGGGAAAAAAACGCCCCTGTTTTTAAAAAAGTATGGAAGTATAAAGGATGCAGAAAATGCCCTTTACTTATAAAGAACGAAACCTTGAGATGCACAGACTCCGAAAAGAAAAAGCAATGACGCTTACTGCCATAGGTAAACGCTACGGATTAACACGGGAACGTGTACGTGTAATAGTTAATAAAGTAGAAGAGCAGAATGCAAACAAAGATATTCAGGATATACGGACCACCCGGGACGGGGAAAACGACAGCCCTACTGAATAAAGTTGACGAGGCACTACGTCAAGGCATACCGCCCTCAAAGATAGGATACTTTGCCTTTACTCGCCAAGCGGCTTACGAAGCAGTAGATCGTGCGTGTCAACGCTTTGGTCTTGATGAAAATCAACTCCCATGGTTTCGTACATTACACAGCTTTGCCTTGCGCTTATCAGGCATACGGGCCGAGCAAGTCATGCAGAACGAGCATTACAAAGAACTATCCGATACTATTGGCATAAAGCTTGTGCCTGACAACGGGGGTGGCGATAATATATTTGAGTCTAACGCTAATGCGGACCCTTACCTGAGTATTATAAACTTAGCGCGATTGAAGAAGATCCCTCTGCGCAAGCAGTATAATCAGTCCGACAGTAATATAGACTGGATGACCCTGTCCTATGTCGCACGGTCCATACAAAGCTATAAAAACAGACTGAAACTATACGACTTTACCGATATGCTAGAAATCTTTGTAAACGAAAGCTCGCGCTTTTGTCCAAACCTAAGTGTCAGTTTTATAGACGAAGCACAGGACCTATCCCCGCTGCAATGGGATGTAGCCCACATAATAGAGAAATATTCCGATAAAATTTACTGTGCGGGGGACGATGACCAAGCTATATACAAGTGGGCGGGGGCTGATGTTGAGCATTTTATAGGACTCAACGGAGGGTACGAGGTGCTTGAACAGTCCTACCGCGTGCCACAGAACATACATCCTCTGGCCTCTCGTATATCTAAACGCATACACAAACGTGTCCCGAAAACCTATTTGCCCAGACCCGAAGACGGCTTAATAAAACGTATCAATGACGTATCGCAAATAGATTTATCAGAGGGAACATGGCTCGTACTTGCGCAAGCTAATTACTTCTTACACGGTTTAATAGATAATTTGCGCAGTCGCGGTCACTTATTTGCGTACCACGGCAAACGATCCATATCGCAAAAGATAAGCGAAGCGGTGAACGGATGGGAACAAATGCGTAAAGGACGCGAGATAACCGCCCCTGTGGCCCGTGTTATCTACAGCTATATGTCTGTTGGTAACCGTGTAAAGCGCGGCTATAAAAAAATACCGCATCTTATGGACGATGAAACCGTAACACTTGATGCCCTACAGCGCGATCATGGCCTGTTTGCCACTAATGATATGATATGGCACGACGCTATGGATAAGATACCCGACAGCGAAAGAGCCTACATCACCGCTCTACTCCGTCGCGGAGAGAAGTTTAATGGCACGCCTCGTATAACACTATCCACGATCCACGGGTCAAAAGGTGGTGAAGCAGAGAACGTTGTGCTATTTACGGATGTGTCCCCCGCCGCGTCCAAAGCGGCAGAACAGGACCCTGACGAACTGCACCGTGTATTCTATGTCGGTGTAACACGAACTAAAAAAAATCTATATTTAATCGAGCCAGAAGACGCATTGAGGAGTTACAGCATATGAACAGAAAAGACATACTAGCAAAAGCCGAGAAGATGATTAACGGCCCACGAGCCAAGGACTACGGCGATGCCCACGAAAACCACAAACGCATAGCAAAGCTATGGTCGGTTATACTTGAGAAAGAGGTAACCGTATCGCAAGCCTATCAATGTATGATAGCGGTCAAGCTGTCCCGCCTGATAGAAACACCAGACCATGAAGACAGTTGGCTCGATATCTGTGGCTACGGCGCTCTTGGGGGAGAAAAATAATGGCGTTGCAACTCGCGTTTGATACGCCGAAGTCGGAATGGCTACCGCCAACCGAGCTTCCCAACATCTTTGAGGCCAAACAAATAGCCATCGATGTTGAAACACGCGATCCCAATATCAAAACACTCGGGGCGGGGTGGGCCACAGGAGATGGTGAAGTGGTGGGCTACGCCATTGCCGTCAGCGATTGGTCAGGATATATACCCATCCGTCACAAATACGGCGGTAATCTGGACGAGCGTATCGTAAACAAATGGCTAAAGAAAGTCTTTGAATGCCCCGCCGATAAAATTATGCACAATGCGCAGTACGACGCGGGATGGATACGGCGCATGGGCTTCACGCTCAACGGTCGGATTATCGATACCATGCTTATCGCGGCTCTGTTGGACGAAAACCGTTTTAGCTACAGTCTAAACGCTTTGGCCTACGATCACCTCGGTAAGGTAAAATCGGAAAAAGGACTGATGGAAGCCGCACGTGGATTTGGACTAGACCCAAAAGCCGAGCTCTGGAAAATGCCTGCAATGTATGTGGGACCGTATGCCGAGGGGGACGCCGATCTTACCCTTGAACTCTGGAATTATCTATCAGGACAACTTGGCAAAGAGGACCTATGGCCCATCGCTAATCTCGAGCTCGATCTACTGCCGTGCCTGATTGATATGACATGGCGCGGTGTACGGGTCGATCAGGACAAGGTCGAGCGTACACGCAACTCGCTACTCAAGCGCGAGAAAGAGATACTGAGCCAGATTAAGAAACGTGTGGGCCATGACATCGAAATATGGGCTGCCGCCTCCATAGCGAAGGCCTTTGAAGCTCTCAGCATTGAATACCCACGGACCGATAAGGGCGCACCATCGTTCACGAAACAATTCCTGAGCGATCATACCCACGAACTCCCGCAGTTAATTGTCCAAGCCCGTAACCTAAACAAGACCTCGGGGACCTTTATTAATACCATTATGAAACATTGTCACTCGGATGGACGCATACACAGCCATATAAATCAAATACGCTCCGACGACGGCGGTACCGTATCAGGACGTATATCCATGAATAACCCGAACCTACAGCAGATTCCCGCACGGGATCCTGAGCTTGGTCCTATGATTCGCTCTCTGTTCCTCCCCGAAGAGGGCGAAAAATGGGCCGCGATTGACTTCTCGCAACAGGAACCACGGATCTTGGTTCACTATGCGTATGTATATGGCAAGAGCAAAGGGCTCACTTTGGACGGTGTAGAAGAATTTGTCCACGGCTATCGGAACAATCCCGATATGGACTTTCATACAATGGTTGCCGAAATGGCACAGATACCACGTAAGCAAGCAAAAACAATAAACTTGGGACTTATGTACGGTATGGGGGTCGGTAAAATGTCTGACCAACTGGATATCACGCTTGACGAAGCCAAGGACTTGGTCCGCCAGTACCACA